GACGAAGACCTCTGCAATACTAAAAAAACAGAAATTAGTAAAGGGTCAAATACAGGCTATAGAATCTAAAATTGCAGTTCTAAACGAAAAAGCAGCAAACGCAACAGAATCAGAATCTAAATTAATATTTAAAATAGTTGAAGGTTTAAATAGTGCAGCCGTAGAAGCAGAAAGTGTTTTAGGTACATTTCAAGAAATAGAAGATATTAATGATGATCTAAACAGTAAAACTAGTTGGATAGAATCTATAGCAGAAGTAGCAGGCGATATACCGGTAATTGGTAAATTTTTTAAAGAGTTTGACTCAGCAGCAAAAGAAGCTAGGAAAGCAGGAGCAGAAGGCGGTAGTGCACTGACAGCAGGAATGGGTGCAGTAGGTAAAGCTGCAGGTAAAATGGCATTAGCGTTTTCTGGTGCTATCTTTACTAAAGGTATATTTAAAACAAATCAAGATATAACAGACCTTTCTCGTAACTTAAACATAAGTAGAGAAGCTGCTACAGGTTTAGACAAAAAGTTTCGTGATGCAGGAATATCAATAAAAGGACTATCAGGTGATAACCTAAGAGAAGCTACAATGGCTGTCTCAAACCAATTAGGGATATCAGCAGACTTAAGTATAGAAACAGCAGCAGCAGCAGGAACAATGGTAAAGAAGTTTGGACTATCTGCGGAACAAGCAGCTAACCTAACTACATTTACTGCAGCAACTGGAAAGAATTTAAAGCAATTTAATGACAACCTTATAGGTACAGTAACTCTTCAAAATGCTGCAAACGGTACAGCTATTAGATACCAAGATGTAATGAAAGATATATCAGAAGCATCAGCAGCAACAACATTATCAACTTCTAAAATGCCAGGGGGACTAGCAAGAGCAGCAGTTGAAGCAAGAAAACTTGGTTTATCCTTTAGTAAAATGGAAGGTATAGCAGATAGCTTACTGGACTACGAAAGTTCCATAGCTAATGAGATGGAAGCAGAGTTACTAACTGGCCAACAGTTAAATCTGGACGGCGCAAGACAAGCAGCGCTTAGGAATGATTTAGTTGGTATGAGCCAAGAGTTAGCTAAAAACGGTATTACTCAAGCTAAATTCAGCAGTATGAACCGAATACAGCAAACTGCAATTGCCAAAGCAATGGGAATGTCCAGAGAAGAAATGGCAGAATCACTGATAAAACAGGAAGCAATTAAAAATTTAAGTTTCGATACATCCAAATCTCTTGATGAGAATATCAAAAAGGAAATGGAAGCTATTAAAACTTTAAGAGAGCAAGGAAAAATAAAAGAAGCAAATGCAAGACAACAGAAACTTCAAAACGAATTAGGAGAAACAGAAACTTATAGACAGTTAGAAAATAAATCTGCAGCAGAAGCACAAAAAGAAGCAATGCAAGATATGACAGCAGCAGTTGGAGATCTAGCAAGAGTGTTACAACCAGTAACTGCTATGTTCAGCAGTATATCAACAGTAGCTGGAGAAACATTTGTTTTCATAACTAAGATGGGTTCAAAAATGAAAGCACTTGGAGTAGTAATGATGGATGCTTTTAAACCTCTGAGTCAGTTAAAAACAATTCCTGAAACGGCAATGAAACTTTTTGGAAGACTTGGAAAATTTTTAGGAGGATCTTTTATTAAAGCAGGTGCAAAAGGAGGATTTAAATCACTTCTTAAAAAAATACCTGTTTTAGGAGCTTTAGTAGGTCTTGGATTCGCTGCAAAAAGATTTGCAAACGGAGACTATTTAGGAGCAGGTATGGAATTCTTATCAGGAGTAGCATCTATATTCCCAGGAATAGGAACTGCTGTTTCTGCCGGTTTAGATGTAGGGTTGATGGCAATGGATGCAGGAGGCGTAACAGGTAATAAGTCTACTAAAGCTAAAAATTCAAGAAGCACATCCCCTTCTGCTAATAATACTTCAGATGATGGTATTTATATGGATGACTTTACTATTCACGCTAATCCTAAGGACACTATTACAATGGCAGGCGGAACTAAATTAGGAGGTAATGTAGAAGCACTACTTGAAACATTAATTATGGAAGTTAGAAAAGGCGGAACTATTAATATGGATGGATATAAAGTAGGAGAAGTAATGGGTCTATCTGCAAGAGTAGGATTAGAGTAAAGTAAAAAATAACTATTTATAAATAAATAAACAACTATGTCAATCAAAAACACAATTCAAAACTCTCCCCTTGGATTAGGAGGAGCAGACTTAAGAGCAAACCACACTACGCAGAAATTGCAAGATTTGCTAAATACACCGTACAGCTTAAAAGGTAAAAAACCTGCACAAACATACACAGATGTATTAAAAAGCGCAGACATTGATACTTCTGTAGCAACTGATAATACAGGCAAAAACATTTAATAGAAACCAGATACAATGCCTTTAATTAATTTACAGACTAATCTTAAGAGTTTAACTTATGGTGAATTTGGTTCAGAATCTCCTTTTATTACTAAGGATATTAATAACCCACCTAATAGGAAAGGACTTACTTTAGAAACTGGAGCACGTATAGACGACCTTGCTAGATTTTCAAAATTTTTAATTTCTGGAAAAGGTGTAGCATGGGCGAGTAAACTAGGTGGATTAAATGTAATCGAAGAAGGTATAAAAAATAGCGATAGAGGTCTAGGCGGTAGATTGCTCGGCGGTGGCTGGTCTACTATAAAGCAAATTGCTTCTACAACTGCTCAAATACCTGTTAATGGTACTGGAACACACTTTATTGAAGGCTTTGGGGGTAAAAGAGGATACCTAAAAGGTATACAAGGGCATAAAGTATCAAGAACCCAAGGTACAATTGACGGTTCTAATAGAGATGTGAGAGATCTTAAACAGTACCTTCCGTTTAATGATAATGCAGATACAGTATTAATAGGGTCTAAAATATTAAAAAAATACGTTAAGAGAGATAGGTTCGGAAATACACAGAAGTACATGGTCGATCAGTTAAGACCAATGGACATTAATAAACCAGAAACCGATCCTAGGGGTATAAAGAATGAATTTATTTCAAATACATTTGAACCTGGATTAAACGAATATTCTGCACAGTCAATAGCAATGGGTTCACATACAAGGAATCAAGAAGCAGCAGCAGTAAATAATAGAAGTGGACAAGGTTTTCATACTTCAACAGCAGAAGATGAACCTTTCAGAGGAGATGCAATAAATATGCGTAGTCCATTTACGTCCTCAATGGGAGACTTTGTAGAAAATTATAGTAATAATAAGGAAAAGAAGAAATACAAAGGGTACGATTTAATAAAATTCTGTATAGATACAGTAACACCTATTAGTGAAGGACCAGATGGACCGCTTATAACAAGACTAGATTTTCGAGCATATTTAGATAGCTTTACAGATAATTTTAATAGTAGTTGGAACGGCACACAGTATATAGGTAGAGCAGAAGAAATGTACAGTTACGGTGGGTTTAGTAGAGATATTAGTTTTGGATTTAAGCTAGTAGCATCAAGTGGTCAAGAGTTAATACCGATGTATAAAAAACTCAACGCATTAGTAGGATCAACAGCACCTACATATTTAGGGCAGAACTTTATGCGAGGCACATTTAGCAGAGTAACAATTGGAGATTACATGAATAATTTACCTGGTTTTATAAAATCAGTAAACCTAACATGGAATACAGATTACACATTTGCATCTCGAGCGGACGACGGTGGGCAACAACTACCCACAATCTTAGATGTGCAAATACAGTACCAACCTATACACTCCCAAGCTCCTACCAATGGAAATATCTTCATAGGTAGCAAAAAACTGTTAAAACCAGAAGAGTAGACAAAAAATTATATAATTATGAATAGATACAAAGGCATTTATGTAGCACCGTCAAACTCTGGAGTAAACTATAGAGTAAATACAATATTTCCGACAATAGAACCTCAACAAGATGATTTGTATGTTATTACTACAGGAGGAGATAGATACGATACTTTAGCATCAACATACTATAAGAATTCATCACTATGGTGGATAATAGCATCAGCAAACAATAGCAAGAAAGATTCATTAAATGTATTACCCGGTGTACAGATAAGAATACCAATGGATACAACCAATATAATACAGCAGTATAAAGAGTTAAACAAAAATAGGTAATGGCAGATAACTTAAAAGGTAAGCTCCATGGAGTCCCTCTAAACACAGGAGTTCTAAAACAACTTAAGTATAGAGAGGAATTGCTGAAAAAAACAGAAAAAAATGTAGATGAACTTATGCTCGGTAATAATAGAGGAGCATGGGTGACTTTAACTTCCGGAGTATCTATTTTAAGCGACCTTCAACAAGAGAAACAAGAATATATACAACGTTTAAAAAGCAAAGGCTCTCCAGATGATTACAGGTATGCGGAATGGCATGCTCTAGCAGCAGAAATGGAAGCAGAAATACAGAAAGATGTTGCAGGTTACGGAAATGAGTTTGCCCGTGCAAATGTTCTTTCAGGTGGAGTGCTGTATGGTAGTTTAGGAGATACAGAAGACCCAAACAAAAAAACCCTTAATTACCAACGTAGGACAGGTATACACTTTAATGCACCTTACAGCCCGTATGGTGTACAGACATCTTACGAAGACTCTGAAATACTAGGGCTAAGACCAATGCCCGGTATAGTGGATTTTAAATTGGTATCACAGTCAACCTTTGGTACTTTAAGAAAAGCTACTATTCAGATAAAAGCCCACTCACCAGAACAGCTCAGTATGTTAGAGCAGTTATACTTTAGACCGGGGTTTACAATGTTACTAGAGTGGGGGAATACTTCTTATATAGATAAAGATGGGGATTTATCTAATGGTAGATACTCAGCATCAAAGAAATTTGTACTTGGTAAATATGTAGAAACTGAAGTAAACGATGGAACTGAAGAAGACCCTGAAATGGTTACGAAAGCTCCTATGCAAATGTTAAAAAGAGACATTAAAGAGCATAGAGAAGAGTCTGGAGGTAATTACGACGGTATGGTAGGTAAAGTTGTTAACTTTTCTTGGAGTTTAGATAAAGATTTATCATATACAGCAAATTTAACAGTACTTTCAGAAGGAGAAACCATTGATGCAGTTAAAACTACATTTGTAGCCCCAAAGGAGGTAGTAGATGCAACAAATTCTTCAGCAAACGAGGATTACTTAGTATCGGTACTTGATTTCTTACGTCGACCAGATAAAGAAGATGGGCAAACAGTACAAGAATTTTGTGATGAAAAATTCGGTAAAGATGAAGTATATAGACTAGCTAGTACGTTTACAGTAAAACAATCAGGAGAGTCTACAAAAACTAGACGTAAAAGAAGAAGTTATATATCGCTCTGCGAATTCTTAAAAATATTTAATAAGATAATTTTAGAAGAACAAGACACGGGTAATGTAGCTGTAAAATTTGATACTAAATTTGATCAAGTGATGTCAACATTTCCAGGACATATAACTAATGATCCAGCAATAGCAATAATGCCATTCAGGGCCGGAAAACCTTTTAGTACTTCATTTCCTAATGCTGAAGAGTGGAACCTTTATGGTTTTGCTCAGGATAAATTCGGCACCGCTTTTCATAAACCTGTAATCAGTCCTGAGAATAGAGATAGAATTAGAAGAAAATCTGTAGGTGAACTAGTAACACCAGGCAACAAAGCAGCCCCGTGGGCAACAACAGCAGCAGCAAAACATACACTACCTAGATTATTAAAAATCTCAGGAGAAGATTCAGCAGAAGAATCCCCGTTAAAGATAATGATATCAATCAGTCATTTAATTAGAATACAGAAATCTTTTGTAGAAAATAGGAATAAAGACTTAGAGATTAAAGCAGTAGTATCACAGTTTTTTAGTAGATTACTGAGTGATTTAAATGCTACTCTAGGCGGTATAAATAGACTGGCCCTATACTTTAACGATGATCAATCATCCTGGCACATAGTAGATCAGAACAACTTTGATTTAGGTACACAGAACTTAGATGCCGGTACAACAGCAATGCCACCTAAGTTAAACATAGTAGGACTCAAAACAGAAGTATCCAGTCTAAAAATAGAAAGTAAAATATCAAACGAAATGTTCAACATGATGTCTTCAGCTGCAGCAGCAGGAGGATACAGCACAGACGAATCGATCGAAGGATTTTTACAGTATAATAAGAACCTACGTGATAGGTACTCTCCATACGCCCCTACAGCACCAGAGACAAATGTACCTTCGATAAGAGATAATTACTTTGCTTCATGTACAGAAGAAACCTTTAAGTCTTTATCAAAACCTTGGCATAACTTAGTTGTTAATGGTATATATAGTAAAGAAGACTATGAAGATAATAAAGAGCTACACAGAAAGTATATGGTAGCAATGTTTGCAATGAAGGAACAAAAACTACGAGAAGAACAAGTACCACGTCCTTTTGGTGGAGCATTGCCTATTTCATTAAGTCTAACAATGAGAGGTGTAGCGGGAATGAAAGTTGGAGAAGCATTCACAATAAATGAAGAAATACTTCCATCGCGTAACAGAGGAAGAATAGCCTTTACAATTGTAGGTATAGACCACAGTATAAATTTAGATAATAACTGGGTAACAAGCTTAAACACATTAATGTACAACCTACCCGGTGTTGCAGACCCTATACCAGAAGAAGATAACTACGAAGGAGATAAAGTAGAAGAGGGAGATCCAGCAGAACCAGTACCAACCAAAGATACTCCTAATGCAAACAGACTTAGAGCAGCTTTAGCAGATTTAGGTTATTTAGAAAAACAAATACCAGAATACTCTGTAGGAGAACTTACAAGTGCTATTGATCGAGAAAAACTAAAAGATGGATCACCAGGACCAGACATTTCGTCGGATATGGCAGATGCAGCAATATCACTATTTAATACGTTAAAATCTGAACTACCATCGCTTTCTATAAACACAACAGGAGGAAACGATCACTATCATCATAGCGACGCATTAGACTATACAAGTAGACATGTTATGGGTAACGCAATTGATTTTAAATTTACTCCCTACACTGTAAAAAACTATCACAAAGTTAGAGATATACTTTACGGGTATGCCCTTGGTACCGATGGAGAAGTTAAATTTAAAGATGAGTATGCGAGGCTTTCTGGAGCAGCAACCGGTGCCCATATGCACGTAGTGTTTGGTAAAGGTGGCAGAGACGGAGCATCTGAATTAAGAGTAGCAAGAAGAAGATTAAAAGACAACCCAGAATTTAAAACTTTTACAGTATAAACTATGTGGACACCTCCATTTCATATTATCAAAGGACTATTTGCACTACTAGGGCAATTTACTAAACCTGATGGCTCTAGCTATGAAGGACCAATACATGAATCAATAGACGGAAATACGTACACTGGAGAGTCACCATCTGAAGACTCAATACCACTTACACCGGAATTAGAACTAGCAGCAGAAAACGATAGGTTTTTAGAGTACGAAGGAGAAGTATCTGAAATAGAAGCAGATTTAGTTTACCCAACCCCGGAAGATTACAAAAGAGAATATTTTCTTAGATACTTTTTACTTGATACACGTAACAACTTAGTAAGAGAGGTAGATTTACAGGCTTATGAAAGGTATACTAAAGAGCTTTTTATTAAAGGAACAGAAGTGAAGTGGGTTTTAGAGAAGCCCGTCAAAGATATATTTTCAAGCGGTTACCTCTACAAAGGAGCAGCTACTAGAAATAGAGAAAATATACTTAAAGCATCTTTAACTATACCACCAGTAACAGAATATATAACAGATTACGGTCAATTTGCAGATATAGAATCAGATATTGAAGGTTATAAATTTTTAGAGTTACCTAGAAAAGAACAAAAAAGGATTATAAAAAGTGTTAGAAGCAACTTACAGGAAGTACCGTTAATTAAATCTAAAGGAAGATTTAAAGCAAGGAATTCAAAAGAAACCAATAAAGAGAATCTATACACACCAGGAGGAAGGTATAAAGTAAAATCAACAAATATGGATTATATAGGATTTTACCACATCCATCCAACAAAAGGTGCGATGGTAGGTAAAACTCACTCAACAACTCCGCACGACCTACTTATTCCAATGTACTCAATAAACAACGAGCAATCATTGCAAGAAACAGATAATTTAAACACAATCGCAACTCCATCAACAGTATCACTGGGTAATGCAGGAGCAATACCATCTTCTGGCGGTTCCTCAAGCGGTGGAGGTTCATCGAGCAGCGGTGGTGGAGGCAGCTACTATTAACATTTCAGTAAAGATAGTTTGAAAATAGATTTTTTTTTACTATATTGTATATATGTTTTATATAGTAGAGAAAGAATCAAAATTAGAAAACTTAGAAAAACTAGTTAAGCTAGGATGTTATGTAGATGTAATTTCATCAGACTATAACTTTCATCCAAAATTAACTTCTACAGTTGCTGTATACCTAAGACTGTTAAATAGTCAACATGGGTACATAATTCCTATAGAACATAGTGAAGGTTTAAATATAGATAAAACACGTGTCTCTACTCTTTTAAACAAAGCATCTAAACTATATACATTAAATAAGAAAGAATTGCTCTACCATTTTAATGTACCCTCTGCAATAGATCTTTCATTGGTACACTCAATGACAAACTACAGTAGATTAGAGTATTCTAAGTTTACTAGAAGTATTACTCCTTTTTATAATAGATTTAGAGAACATAATAATATAAACCAACTTATACCCATATCTAAATTGTATGAATCTTGCGAAGAATTATACAACAAAGTAAAAGAGTTAATCGATATAGAAATACCCGATGGATTTGATTTTTATAATAATACAGCTACATCAGTATTTTACTTACTAGAGCAACAAGGATTAGGTATACATAGAGATGACTTTATTAGTAACTTTAAACCAAGAGAACCTAGGTATAATATAGAAAAAAATACAGTATACACTTCATATAATTTATATAATGCTACATCTAGACCCACTAATGCTTATAACAGTATTAATTTCGCTGCTATTCCTCACACGGAAGATTATAGAAAGACCTTCACACCGCAAAATGATTACTTTGTGGAGTTTGATTTTGATGGTTATCACCTTAGGTTACTTTGTAATCAAATTGACTATTATTTATCAGATGAATCTGCCCATAAGCAACTTGCAAAACACTACTTCGGCACTGATGACATAACAGAAGAGCAGTATAAAGAAGCAAAACAGATTAACTTTCATGCTATATACGGCAAAATACCAGAAAAGCATAAAGACTTAAAAATATTTAAAGAAATACAGGAATATATTGATGCTATGTGGGATAGTTTCAAAAAAACAGGTTGTGTCTGGAATCCACAATCAGGTAAAGCCTTTTCAAACAAGCTAAAAGACATGCATCCAGCAAAATTAATGAATTATATGATGCAATCGTTGGAAACCTCAAATAATATTCTTATATTAAAAGAAGTACTAAGGTATTTACAGGATAAAAAGACTAAAGTCGTGTTATACACATATGATGCACTGCTTTTTGACTTTTCTAAAGAAGACGGAAAAGAAGTCTTATTTGGTATACAGAATATACTAGAAAAGGATAATTCTTACCCGGTAAAATTTAAATTCAGTAAAGACTTAGTTTTATAGAAACAGTTTAATATTTATATAAAATGCAAACAGTTACAGATTTTTCGTTGAGCTATGATCTCAATGAAGTTTATTTAAACGAAGATATGAGCAACAAGCTGTTTTGTACGTTCTCTACTGAAGAAACATTAGACGACGTACTTACATCCATAAGAGAAAAATATCGCATAGTGTATAATAAAATATTCGTACTTTACTCAAAAAGTCAAAACGAATATATTTGTACATATAATGTTGATTTTGGTAATGTATCTACTTTCTTAGATAATACCATACTAGTACATAGAAAAAAAGAGACTAACACACTATACACTATCAATGCTTTAAACACATTAATAAAGCAACTAAACGACGGTAAGTTAGATAACTCTTTCAAAGTAAACTGGTCAGACTATAGAAACTGTATACTACTTACAAAAGGACCAGAACTTAAAAGAATTAACACAAAACTTTTTAATATTATTGAGCTTTAAAGTTGCTTCGTTAATTATTTTTTCGTATATTAATAGTAGGTTATAATTAAAAATAAAATGTTATATGGATTTAAATGCTATTAAGGCTAAACTCGATGCCTTAAACAACAACGGACAGGACAGAGAAAAGACAGACTATTCAAAGATTTTTTGGAAACCTGAACTAGGTAAACAAACTCTTAGAATTGTTCCATCTGCTCTAGACCCTGCATTTCCTTTTAAGGAATTAAAATTTCACTATGGAATAGGGAAGTACCCTATGATTGCCTTATCAAATTTTGGTAAGCAAGATCCTATCGAAGAATTTGTGAAAGAACTACGAAAAACCAATGACAAAGACAACTGGTCTTTATCAGGTAAGATTAACCCAAAAACTAGAGTCTTTGCTCCTGTAGTAGTAAGAGGAGAAGAAGATAAAGGTGTTAGGTTATGGGGTTTCGGAGTTACTATTTATAAAGCTCTTTTAGCTCTTGCTGAAGATGAAGATGTAGGTGACTTTACAGACGTAATTAACGGTTGGGACTTAATTGTTGAACAACAACAAGGTAACCCATACCCTACTACAACGGTAAGAATTAAACCAAAACAAACACCATTATCAGATAATAATGATTTAGTAGACCTTTGGTTAAAAGAACAACCAAACCCTGTAGAATCGTTTACTCAATATGATTACGATTTTGTTAAAAAGCAATTGCAAAATTACTTAAACCCCGGTTCAGTAGAGGAAGATCAACCTGCTGCATTACCAGGAGGTACAGATAATACAACCCCTGCAAAAACAGACTTTACTTTAGATAAAGCTGCAACTGGGAATAAAGACACTGTTAGTAAATTTGATGACTTATTTAACGAATAAACATGGCGAAAAAGAAAGAACAAACACAAGTACGTGCAGCAGCGTCTGTACAAAAATCATTCAACTTAGGAAACTTTAAGAAGAAGAAAGGGTATTCCTCCTCATCTGTAAAGTTTAAAGAGCAAGGATGGATACCTCTTTCTAAAGCTTTTGTAGATATTACTTCCTTACCGGGAATCCCAACAGGACATATTACACTACTTAGAGGGCATAGTGATACCGGCAAAACAACAGCTTTACTAGAAGCAGCTGTTAACGCTCAAAAGATGGGGATACTACCAGTCTTTGTAATCTCAGAGATGAAATGGTCATGGGAACATGCTAAGGAAATGGGATTAAAGTTTAATGAAGTAAAAGATGAGAATGGAAATGTAGTAGACTATGAAGGTCACTTCCTTTATGCTGATAGAGGTTCATTAAATACTATTGAAGAAGTAGCAGTATATATGGCTGATTTAATGGATGAACAAGCTAAAGGGAACCTACCTTACGATATGTGTTTCTTTTGGGACTCTATTGGATCTATACCTTGTGACTTATCAGTACGTTCTAATAAGAACAACAATGAATGGAATGCAGGAGCAATGTCTACTCAATTTGGAAATAACTTGAATCAAAAGATTCTGTTATCTAGAAAAGAGAACTCACCTTATACCAATACATTGGTAGCTATTAATAAGGTATGGACTATGAAACCAGAGCATCCAATGGGGCAACCTAAGTTGCAGAATAAAGGAGGAATGTCTATGTGGTATGATGCTACATTAGTAGTCACCTTTGGTAATATTACTAACCCAGGTACTTCTAAAATTAAAGCTGTAAAAAACGGTCTTCAAGTAGAGTTTGCTAAAAGAACGAATATACAGATTGAAAAGAACCACATTGGAGGAGTACAGTCAAGAGGAAGAGTAGTTATGACATCTCACGGATTTATCGAAGATGATAAAAAAGCAATTGATAAGTATAGAGATGCTCATAAAGAACACTGGTTAAAACTAGTAGGTTCGGTAGACTTTGATCTAATCGAAGAAGGAGATTTAGAAGAAACACCAATATCTCCAAACCTACTAGACTAATGGCGTACGAAAACATACTCAATAATTTAAAAGAAACCCCACCCCGTGAGTTAAACGACCATATCTTGGTCGTAGATGCTATGAATATGTTAATTCGTAGTTTCTCTCTACTCAAAGCGATGAACCCATCAGGCTCCCATGTAGGCGGCTTGGTGGGCTTCCTTCGCTCATTGGGATACGTAACGAGGATTTTTGATCCTACTAGGGTGTTAATAGTATGGGACGGTAAAGGAGGATCTGCTAATAGGAAAAATGTAGATCCAAACTATAAAGCTCAAAGAGCAACAAGTAGAATAACCCACTGGGGATTATATGATACTAAGGAACAAGAGATGGAAGCCCTTATAGGGCAATTACATAGAGTTCAGGATTATTTAGAGTGTCTACCTATGCAATCTATGATGTTAGAGAAATTAGAAGCAGATGATATAATAGCGTACATGGCTAAATTAGCTTCTTCCTCAAACGTTAAGAAATGCACAATTATATCTTCAGATAAAGATTTTTTACAGTTAGTAGATGATACAGTAGAAGTTTACGCACCGGTTAAAAAGAAAACCTTTACACAAGATAATATAAATGCAGAATTGCAAGTAATCCCTGAAAACTATAATGTAGTAAAAGCGCTCCTAGGAGATAATTCCGATAACTTAGCAGGAGTAAAAGGGTTAGGGATAAAAACTATATTATCTGAATTTCCGGACTTAATTGATAAGCCTGGAACTACTTTACAGTATGTTTACGATATATGTGAAGCAAAGTTAGACGAAAAGAAAGTAAAGAAAATCTTTCCAAAGATAATTACAGAATGGGATAGAGTAGAAACAAACTTTCAATTAATGGATCTACATGTAACAAGCTTAGATGATAGTGAAAAGCAATACGTAAGAGACGTAATTAAGACACCAGTAAATGATTTACAGACAGGCGCTTTTTTACGAATGTTAGAACTGGACGGCATCGAAGGTATTACCAAAAATACTGAAGCATGGCTAGAGAATTTTAGAGGTTTAACTACCTACAAAAAGAAGTAAAAAAAACGTGAAGATAAAGCATCTTTTAGTTGCTTTTCATGTTGATTTTCATTATATTTAAATAAATAAAGGTTACAATATGACACTAAAGAGTTTACAAGCATACGGAAAAAGTTTTCAACTGAAAGTATTAGGTTCCCTGCTAACAGATAAAATATTTTTACTAAACGTACGAGATGTATTACAAGAAGCATACTTTGATGCTGATTCACATAAGTGGATAATTACAGAAATATGTAATTACTTTGATAAATACCATACTACAGTAACAATGGATGTTCTTAAAGTAGAGCTACAGAAATTAGAGAACGAAGTACTACAAGTAGCATTAAAAGAGGAATTACGTAATTCTTATCAAGCATCTCAAGATGATTTAGAGTATGTTCAAGAAGAGTTTCTAGGTTTTTGTAAAAATCAAGAGATGAAACAAGCTATACTTAATTCTGCAGACTTACTCAAACAAGGTGATTTTGATGGTATTAGAAATACTGTTGAAAGAGCAATGAAAGCAGGAATGGATAAAAATATTGGACATGAATATAATAAAGACGTTGAAAGCAGGTATAGGGAAAATTACAGGCCTACTATACCTTCTCCTTGGCCTATTCTTAACGATGGCTTACAAGGTGGTTTTGGTCCTGGTGATCTTGGTATTATCTTTGGTAGCCCTGGTGGTGGTAAGTCTTGGACTATGGTTGCAATTGCTGCTAATGCTGTTAAATTGGGTCATAAAGTTAACTACTATACTCTCGAACTCGGAGAAGACTATGTGGGTAAAAGATTCGATTGCTACTTTACAGGTTACTCTATCGATGAAGTTAACAAACATCGTAAAGAAGTTCAAACACATGTAGATAACTTAAAGGGTAAGTTGATAGTAAAGGAGTACGCACCTAAACAAGCAAGCGTTAATACTATCAAATCACATATACAGAAATGTATTGATATGGACCATAAACCCGACATAGTAATAATTGATTACGTTGATTACTTAAAAGCACCCTCTAAAGGTAACCAGTCTGAAAGGAAACATGAAGTAGATGATGTATTTATTGCTACAAAAGGATTAGCAAAAGATTTAAAAATACCAATACTAACACCATCACAGGTTAACAGAATGGGTGCAAAAGATAGTATAATTGAAGGAGATAAAGCAGCAGGTTCGTATGATAAAATGATGATTGCTGATGTATGTTTATCACTTTCAAGACAAAAAGAAGATAAGGTATTAGGAACAGGACGTGTTCACGTAATGAAAAACAGATACGGAATGGATGGGATGACTTACCACGTTAAAATGGATACTAATAACGGACATATAACCTTCGAAGGAGAAGCTGATATGGACGACTTAAATAGTACCAATGATAACGGTGTTACCCCGACACATAGAGAATTAGCTAAGAAGTTTTTCAGTATAGAACAACAAAATAACTCCTAACACCATATTTATATAAGCGTCCTCAAGAGATTTTTATCTACAGTTTCTTGGGGACATTTTATCTACTAACATTAATAATATATACAGATATATGAGTCTACAAACAGAAAGAATAGTATACAAACCATTTGAATACCCACAAGCATTCGACTATTGGTTAAAACAACAACAAGCACATTGGTTACATACAGAAGTACCTATGGCACAGGACGTAACAGATTGGAAGTCTAATTTAAAGCCGCATGAAAAGAACTTAATAGGGGGAATACTAAAAGGTTTTGCTCAAACCGAAACTGTAGTAAACGATTACTGGACTAATTTAGTTACCAGTTGGTTCCGGAAACCAGAAGTTATAATGATGGGTGTAACCTTTGGTGCATTTGAAACAATACATGCTGAAGCTTACTCTTTACTAAACGAAGAATTAGGATTAGATGATTTTGCTGAATTCTTAGAAGATGAAGCTACATTAGCTAAAATTGACAACCTAATGAAAGTCAGAGACGCACATGATGGTACTCCAGATTGGCATTCTAGAGCTGTATCATTAGCTATATTTTCAGCATTTACTGAAGGAGTTAATCTTTTTAGTTCTTTTGCAGTACTATTATCCTTTAAGATGAGAAACCTACTTAAAGGTGTAGGTCAAATAGTAGAATGGTCAGTAAGAGATGAATCTTTACATAGTAACGCAGGCTGTTGGCTCTTCAGGACACTTATGGAAGAGCATCCAGAATTAAAAACTGATAAACTAGAAGCAGATATAAGAGAAGCAGCACGAGCAGCAATTAATTTAGAATTTGGCTTTATAGATAAGGTTTTTGAGCAAGGAGATTTAGAGAATTTATCTAAAGAAGACTTAAAAAACTTTATACGTCATAGAGTCAATACTAAAATGGGAGATTTAGGACTTGCACCATTAATTCCTTCTGAGGATATAGATAAAGGCGCATTAAAGACTATGAAATGGTTTGATGCAGTTATAGCAGGAAAACAACAGACTGATTTCTTTGCAAATAGAGTTACAAATTACAGTAAAGGCACAATGGACTGGTCCACAGCATTTTAAAAAATAATAATAAGACATATGAGCATAACAGTAGATACCTCGGCGTGGGAAGCAGGCAAGGATTATCCAGAATGGATGAACGAAATTTCAATAGCAACAATATCAAAAGGTTACTTACTACCTGACGAAACACCAAAAAAAGCCTATAGGCGGGTTGCTTCAACAGTAGCTAGTAGATTAGATAGACCTGATTTAGAAAATAAATTTTTTAGGTACATGTGGAAAGGTTGGTTAAATCTTGCTTCACCGGTACTTTCTAATACGGGAACAGATAAAGGGTTACCTATATCTTGCTTTGGAATAGATACACCAGATTCTATTAGAGGTATTGGACTCACAAATGCTGAACTGATGAGATTAACATCACTTGGAGGAGGAGTTGGAATTGGACTTTCGAAAGTAAGAGGAAGAGGAGAACAAATCGGAAGAGAAGGTATTGGACAATCAGAAGGAGTTGTACCATGGGCTAAGATTTACGATTCTACAATTATTGCGACTAACCAAGGAGCAGTAAGGAGAGGAGCAGCATCTGTAAACCTTGATATTAATCACCCAGATATTGAAGAATTTTTACAAATTAGAAGACCAAAAGGAGACCCTAATAGACAGTGTCTAAACCTTCATCAATGTGTTGTAGTGGATGATACATTTATGCAAAAATTAGAGCATAGAGACGTTGAAGCTATGGGTACGTGGGTAACTATATTGAAGTCTCGTATGGAAACAGGAGAACCTTATATAATGTTTAAGGATACTGTTAATAATGCTAATCCTCCCGCGTATAAGAGAAATAACTTAGATGTTTCAATGACTAATATATGTTCAGAAATTACATTACATACTGATGAAGAACATAGTTTTATTTGTTGCTTATCTTCTTTAAACTTAACAAAGTACCACGAATGGAAGAATAGTGATTTAGTAGAAACTGCTACTTACTTCTTAGATGGAGTATTGGAAGAGTTTTTAGCTAAGACTTCTGGAAGAGATTCACTAATTAGAGCTCATAGGTCAGCTAAAAAAGGAAGAGCATTAGGTTTAGGTGTACTAGGATGGCATACTTTCCTGCAGAACGAAAGAATACCTTTTGATTCAATAGCAGCAACGTCGTATACTCATCAAATATTTTCTGACATTAAACAAAAAGCAGAAAATGCTTCAAGAAAATTAGCAAATGAATATGGAGAACCAGTATGGTGTAAAGGTACAGGAATGAGAAATAGTCACTTATTGGCTATAGCTCCAACAGTATCTAACTCTACAATCTCAGGAGGAGTTTCAGCAGGAATAGAACCAGTACCAGCAAACGTATATACTTTTAACTCTGCTAAAGGTACATTTATTAGAAAGAACCCAGCATTAGAATCTTACTTAAGTGAAAAAGGTCATAACACAGAAGAAGTTTGGGATCAAATTATGCTGGATAGAGGAAGTATTGCTAATTTACCTGAAGAAATAATGCCAGCAGAAGATAAGCCTATCTTTTTAACCTTTGCTGAAATAAATCAGTTAAAATTAGTAGAACAAGCAGCAGCAAGACAGAAATATATTGATCAAACCCAATCTCTTAATTTAGCATTTGATCCTACCGATAATCCTAAATTTATTAACGAAGTACATCAAACCGCATGGAGGTTAGGAGTAAAAACACTGTACTACCTAAGAACAGATTCAGTTATTAATGGAGATATTGGGAGTAGAACAGCAACAGATTGCTTAAGTTGTGACGGATAAAGTTGCTACTTAGATTAAATTTTCGTATATTAATATAAAGATTATAAGAATGACAAAAGCTATTAAATTTTATGCAGACTGGTGTGGACCATGTAAAGCGTATTCAAGAATATGGAATAAAGTCGAGGAAGACTTCAAACATACAGATGTAGAGTTTACCGAAATTAACATAGATAAAGACACTTCAGGACTTGCAGCAGAATACAGAGTTAGATCAATACCCTTTACAGTAATTATCAAAGACGAAGAGGTACGTAAACAGGTAGGTGTGTTAGACGAAGATGTATTAAAAGAGTTATTAATAAATTAAATAAAAAAAATGTTACGACAACCAGATTCAATACCCGCTAGTGATACTGTAATAACAGATCCAGCATTAGAACCTTTCTTTATTACTAGATCTCAAACAGGAGGTTTTACATTATATGAAAGAGTAGTAAAAGGAGTGAACGACACAGAGTATATTAAAACAATATGCTACCCATCAAACTTTAATTTTGCAATCAAAAAAGCAGCAGAAGAATTATTAAATGCAAATAGATCTTTTGATAGCATAAAAGAATACGTTAAAGAGTATAGAATTATTCAGGAAAAATTATCTTCCTTTTTAGACAACTAATAGTAAGCGTTAGCCTATACGCGAAATACCTGGCAAATATTAAATAAGTAAATTATGGCACATTGTGTAGTAAGTTTAAGTGGTGGAATGGATAGTAGCACCCTATTGTTAAGAGCTATCGAAAAGTATGATACTGTAACAGGTATATCATTTGACTACGGTCAAAAACACAGAGTTGAACTTGAAAGAGCTCAATCGTTAATTGATTATCTAGCAGATAAAGGTCACAAAGTAAATTATCGTCAAATTAAATTAGATGGATTAGTAGACTTACTAGATTCAGCTTTAACTGAAGGAGGTAAAGATGTACCAGAAGGTCATTACGAGCAAGAGAATATGAAAGAAACTGTTGTTCCTAATAGAAACAAAATGTTCGCTTCTATAACTCAAGCAGTAGCTTTATCAGTAGCAAATAAAACAGGAGAACCTTGTGATATCGCTTTAGGTATTCATGCTGGTGATCATGCAGTTTATCCTGATTGTAGACAAGAATTTAGAGATGCAGATGATAAGGCATTTAGAATGGGAAATTGGGATGCAGATAGAGTAGGTTATTTCACACCTTATTTAGATACTGATAAATTTGGTATCTTACAAGATGGATTAAATTTATGTGAGGTTCTAGATTTAGATTTTGATGAAGTTTATAGAAGAACAAACACATCATATAAACCTTACCCGTCAGGAAATAGTGATTATAAGTCAGCATCTTCAGTAGAACGTATTGAAGCATTTATTGCATTAGGAAGACCTGATCCAGTACAGTATGAAGATGAAACAGGAGAAGTTGGTTATGAAGTTGCAAGAAGACACGTTGAAAACGTTTTATCATCATATTTATAATCTTGAATTTAAATAATTAAGATATGAGCACTCAAAGTAACCAAACAAACGGTAACACTCAGCTTAATTCTGAAAGAAATAAACTCAACAGTAGAGTAGATAAACTCAGAATGCTTAGTCAAACCAAAAAAGTACAGTGGGATGGTATGCGAAGACATCGCACCATCTAAAGGTAGGGGGATTAGCTCAGCTGGCTAGAGCGCTTGCCTTGC